GATCGTGATTGACGAAGGAAGTGGTTTGAGCAAAGAGTCACTAGATGTCTTAGCAGAGCTTGGGGACAAGTATAAGAAGTATATTCTTGTGGGCCGAACCAGCAAAGGATCTGAAGTAACGTTCTTAATGAAGGATGGAGCAGTAGAAGAGACAGTAATAAATCCCCCCAAAACAACATAGGAATTCGCAAAGGAGAACGGTGACTAACTTAATTCTTGATCAAGTGCGCAATAAACGCGAAGAACAGGATGAGAGATGGGGGCAGGATAATCACTTGGGGGAAACCTGGATGCTGATCCTCGCCAAAGAGGTCGGTGAACTAGCCAGGGCGCTGTTGGAAGGTCATCCGGGCGACCCGTTGTATCTTAGAAGGATTCGGGAAGAGGCCGTGGATGTTGCGGCAGTGGCTGTGGCAATAGCAGAACAAGTCCAACGACAACTTTCGGCTGGGGTATAAAGGAGGAGCGATGGTTTTATCAGCAGCAGACGTGGGAGAATTAAGGCGACGAATTCAGTGTGATGAGATTACGGTTGGTGAAGAAGGTGGAAAGAAGATTTGTCGGCTACTTCTTGTGGCGGTGAAATCGTTAGTAAAGCCCGGGAATATGACGCCAGGGGAAGCGCGCGTGTATGAACTACTGCGAGTGTATGATATATTAAGTCAAAAACACCTGTACGATGGACACAATAAGTTATATATTGACGCTCAGTTAGGTGGGTTGCAATCGGCAATGAAGAACGCAGAGGAGGCAAAGTGAAGGGAGAGGTGGAAACAAGGCGAGGTAAGGTGTACGGAAAGACGGACGGGCATTGTGCGTACTGTGGGCTTCCCCTGTACCCCTTTGGTCCTTGGCATACGGAACACATGACTCCAAAGGCGCAAGGTGGAGAAACCGCTCTTAGCAACCTTGTCGCTTCGTGTGCACGGTGCAACCAAATGAAGAAAAAGAAGGATGTTGAAGACTTTCGGTTACGCCTCACTGTGGGATACACAGACGAAATCCAACGAATGAGAACAGACCTGTTACGATTCGTGAACCAGAATCCGGGATTGGCCGAAGTATGTAATGACCTCCAGAAAGCATCCCAAGCATTAAGATCGTACTCGTTGCGGTTTTATATGGACATTTCGCGCATTACGTCGGGGGAGGCTGGATGATTATCAGAGTAACAAAGGGCACCGATCCATACGTGCGGATTGACAAAGTCCCAATCAACGACAAGCGACTTACATGGAAAGCGCGGGGTCTGTTGGTTTACTTGCTTAGCAAACCGAATGACTGGAAAGTGATAATTGAAGATCTTATCAACCAGAGTCCACAGGGGGAAAGCGCAGTGCGAGGGGCACTACATGAGTTAGAAGAAATTGGTTATCTTCAAAAAGATATAACTCGGGAGAATGGTAAGATCACGGGCAACTCGTATACGGTGCGTGAAAGGCCCGAAAAGACACCATTTGGGGAAAACCTACATCCAGAAAAGCTAAATCTTGAAAATCCAGCACTACTAACAAATGAAACAGCACTAACAAACGATACACCTAAAGACTCTATGGTCGAGAAAGCCGACCCAGCCATAAAAGTGCTCAAATACTTGAATGGAAAATCGGTCACACCGTTCCCCTTGTCGAAAACGAACTTGAAAGGTATACACGGGCGGATAAAGGACGGGGCAACGGTGGAAGAGTTGGAACTGGTAATTGACTTCAAGGCGGCTGCGTGGCAAAACGATGAAAGGATGTGGGAGTATCTACGACCCAAGACTCTGTTTGGCCCCGACAATTTCGTTGGGTATCTTACAGGGGCGAAAGGTTGGGTGACGCAAGGGAAACCGGCTTTGCGCAAGAACAAGAATAAGAAACCGGCTGCGTTTGTAGACGACAGGCGAAATGAATTAGTGAGGGAGTTAAATGATAGACTCACAAGGAAGAGAAGTTAGCGCAACGGGTGTAATGGTACGCTGTCTGATGCGAAGCGGGTTATCACAGGAAGCGGCGGAGGCGAAGTGGCACGAACTGTCCACACGTGTGGACACGGAAGAACCGACACTGGAAGGCAAAGAACTCGGAAACGCATTTGATTACGATCCAGACGATGTGGATGCACAGGCTTTGCTGTTGCGTACAGGTTTGCGGGCGGTTGGTTTGCGACCTGTACACGACGACATGACGTTCTCTTCATACATACCTGCAACAACTGAACAAAAAGCAGCCTTAGCACTATGTCGCAACAGTGCGAAAACTATAGGTGAACTCCCTGGCTTGGTATTGGTTGGCAAGACGGGAACGGGAAAAACACACTTGGTCGTATCGTTGTTGCGAAGTCTGTTGGAAACTGAACAGGAAAGACAACACGGAGGGTTGTCGATGCGAAGATCAGCGGAAGCGTACATGTTTACGAGTGTCTTGGAGTTGTTACATGGAGTGAGGTCTTCATACCGTGGAGATGTGACAAATCCGACAGAAAGGGCCATGGAAGCAAGGGTGTTGGTATTGGATGATCTTGGTCGTGAAAATGTAACAGACTGGACGTTCGATGAGTTAATGTTGGTGATTCAGCGCAGGTACGACGAACTAAAACCAACGTTTATCACAGCGAATATGCGAACGGCTGATGCCTTGCATACTCGTTATGGGGATACATTTGTGTCTCGGTTTATGGATGAGAAGATATACGAACTGGTTCCGGTAGACGGGCCAGACCACAGGATGGAAACAACAAAGGAGAAGGCATGAAAACGTACATGTTGGATTTGTCTGCGTGCAATGTTGATGAGCTTAACAAGTTGTGGTTCAACGGATACACGGAGGAGATTCCGTGCGAAGCGTGCGATGGCGGTAATTGGGAATTCTACGTGCGTCCCAGGTCTGTTCCGGCTGACGTTATGGACAGGTGGCGCAAGAGGAGCGGACAGATGTTTCCAGAACTGAAGCTCGGCTTCGACTTCACGGCGCTTCCAGAGGGTGCAGCTATGCAGATAGTGTCGGTGATAGATGAGATCGTGGTGTTGGATAAGTTCCAGAAGCGGGTTGATGAGCTACAGTCAGCGATCAATGAGCTGCGTGATGATATGCGTGCAGAAACACTCAACGAGTTGGTCGCAGAGATGAAGCCGCACATGCTGGAGTGAGGAACTGCATGGCCGGTACTTGACATAGGCGCTTTTCAGGTTATACTATAGCTACAATTTAAGGAGGCGCAATGGACTCGAAGGCTGATAGGATAGCCCAGGCACGGGCACAAGAGGGCAAAGAAACGGAAGGCCAAGCACAAGAGGGTGGTGATGTTCAAACTGTTGAAACCGGACCGACACTAGACGTGACTGAAAGGGATGTGAATGGGGCGGAAGCAGAAGTGATGCTAGAGTTAGATCGCGCACAGGGAGAAGACGATCCTGAGTACGGACATCGGTTGAACAAGGAAATCGAATCGTTGGTGGTTGAAGAAAACGAGTCGGTTTACAATACTGGGAAACGATTGTTCATCATTATGAGCGAGAACCTGTATCAAGAGGATTCGTTCAACAAGTATCTTGCGTCTGGGAGGACAACTGCTTGGGGACGATCCAAGGCGTACGAAGTCATTTCTCAGGTGCAAGACTTCATTCTTGGGAAGGTTGTGAAAATAGACCAGGAACGCCTCGACCGTGTAGGTTGGAGAAAGATTCAGGAGATTCACGGCGCAGTACGGAATGGGATTATCGGCATCGACGATGCGTTGGCTTCTGCGGGAACCTTGTCGGTTCAGGATTTAATCAAAGAAAGGTTAGACTGGGTCTTGGCAGATGCGCGTAAGCGTGGTCTTTCCCCAACAGTGCTGCAAGCGTGCCAGACCTGCACTTTCCTGCGGACATTCGACCCGGCTCAACAGATGGCGAAACTGGGGTTGTGGCTTGCGGACATCGATGAACCCTTTGAAGACGAAGGGGATGGATCAGTGAGAGAGGAATACAAAGTGCGGGGTACACCGATTAGATTACAAGCAACTGAATGTAGCTACTGTGTTAAACGCAACATCGGTCTTGCCCTTGGAAAACCACTGTCGAGGTCGCGGGGTTTAGCTTATGGGGAAGCCTGCACATTCTACGAGGAAGCGATCTAAATGCCGTCTACAGTGCAAAGAAGGGCGCAAACGTTTGAGTACGATATGCTTGAATCTTTTGACTGGATGGTACGGTACACCGAGGGAGCGTTTGGAAAAACGATTCGCCGCCGTATGTCTTTTGGGAGGGCAGCTAGTGGTCATCCGGGAGTAGCACAAGGCTTTGATTTGCTTCATATGTCCTCGGTGTCAAACCTCCTAATCGAGTGTAAAACGTTAAGGCTTCCCATAGATGGTGATATCCGTGGATACCGGGGAAGATTCTACGTCGAGCGAAACTTGAAGAAATCTCAGGTGATGTGGTTTATCGAGTATGCGTTGGGGTTCGGCCTTGTTCCTGTGTATGCTTTCATGATATCCAGGGAGGGTTCTAACGATCGAGATGCGTTCTTGCTCAATGCAGAGGACGTGGCGCGAAGTCTCCTGGCATACTCGTATGTGGGGTATGCTCAAATGGATGAAAGTGGATTGTCCATGCCACGGATTCATGTAAACGATGCCGAGCGTGGAAAGAGAGTACACCTGTACGAGATCTACGATGTGGGATTACACGAACTGATAAAGAAGTTCAAGATCGAACAAAACGGGAAAGACAGTGCTGTGCGGGAGTGGTTGGAAATCTGTAAGAAGGAATGGGAGCTTCCAATGAACTGCAAGAGGTTCCTAGGTGGTAGTAAGAATCCATGGATAGGAGGGTAAAGATGGGAACAGAGAAGGGGCCGACGCCGGGAACACTGCGGGGTGCGATAAACGAATTCCAGAAACTCAAAGTCGTTAGCTGTTGGAGTTCACAGGGATCATCGTTTAGTACAAGGTATCCCACATTCTCGCTCTACCGAAAGATATTAGAGGAAGCCCATGTCCGGGTAACACCTGCGGGGCAACTTGTCTTTGAACCGGCATTTGTATTGGAAATGATTACAAAGGTGCAGAAACTAACCGCTCGGGTTAAGTTGTTAGAACACCCGGAAGATACAGAGTTACAAAACACAGAGCCGGAAGATGAAGAACAGAAAGAGGAAAAGGGCAACCATGACGATTAGCGCACTTGAAGCGTATAGCCGAGATTTGGATAAAGTTGTCGCTATCTTGCTGGAAGGTCTACATGTTGCGGTAGTTTACGAGGATAATGGTTGGTACAAGGAACACAAATGATCCTATTCTATCACGTGAAGGCACAGAATCTTAATGAAAGGAAGAACTGGTATGCTGTGGTTCGTGTCTATAATGGATTGGTCGGACACGAGGGGGCGAAAAAGATCTTGGCGGGTTCCCCGTATAAGTACACCTTTGTGGGGCGTGTTCTAACAGAGGTAACTGTTAAGAGAGTTGCCTTAAATACAGCCGTCAGCATTATACAAAAGTCGAAGGGTGCTGGTAGTTATGGGTGGATGATTGACTCTATTGAAACTCGTGGGGCAATAGTGGATGCCTGTGGAAGAGGGCGCGAATCAATGGAGCGCAAGCAGGCAAGCAGGCGCATGTGGAATACAAAGAAACTTAGCGGTGATGTGCGAGGTTGAAGATATCTGTCCACACGTGTGGACAGGGAGGGGCTATGGGAAACGGAATGACCGTCACGTTGGTTAAGAGCCATGGAGAACAGGAGGTATGGCGAAAGTGGCGGTCGTGATGCTGGCAGCGTCTTCGCCTTATATCAGCGAGGCTACTGTGGTGCTGGAAGACCTCGATGAGGTATGGGATGAGAGCTGAGCTGATGGGCTGGCTGATTGCGGGGCTACTCATCGGGGCGATGATCGCGGTCGTGTGGGTGCAGGTGGTGGGGTGAATATGAGGAGGGCGAGATGAAAGAGCGTGAGATGAGGGAGCCGGTAGCGAACTGGTTCCGCAAACAAGGATATGAGTGTGCTTATGAGCGGTTCTTTGCGTCGGGCTATTGCGATATTCTGGCCTTCAAGTTTGCACCTCAAACCTCTCGCCGGATACCCGATCTACTGGAAGCGATTGCGATCGAGTTGAAGCTGAGTGATGTAGGAGGGGCATTGTTTCAGGCCCACGGATATTGGTGGGGCGGGGCGCGGTCCTTCGTGGCTATGCCGCTAGAGAGATGCAAGAAGATGCGCGAGTCTACCCGTCAGAGATTTTGGGATATGGAGATCGGTCTGCTATCTGTCAGTGGTGATGATGTCAGTCAGCTAGATCCATCTCCCGCTAGAGATGGGGTTGAAAGGCTTCAGTATATTCAGTGGATGCAAAAAAAACTCTGGAGAGCGCACAGAAAGGCAGGCACTCGCATTGCGGGGTTTGATGAGGTGAAGGAATGGGAGCCGAAGGAAGACGGGCAGGACTTGTCAGATGGCGTAGAGACTGAGAACAAGTGCCCGAAGTGTGGATATGAGTGGTGAATTGACTGTTATCTCAACGTTCGCAGGTTGTGGCGGATCAAGCCTCGGTTACAAGTGGGCTGGGTTCCGTGAGCTGTTGGCGATTGACTTCGAGCCGCACGCTGTCGAAACGTTCAAGCTGAACTTTCCTGGTGTGGATGTGTGGCAGGCGGATATTCGCAAGGTCACGGCGGCAACGATCTTGAAGCGTATAGGAATCAAGAAAGGCGAGCTTGACGTGTTAGATGGATCACCGCCTTGTCAGGGATTCTCGACAGCCGGCAAGCGCAAGGTGACGGATGTGAGAAATGATCTACCGTGGGAGTTCATCCGCTTGATCGAGGGATTGCAGCCACGGGCATTCGTGATGGAGAATGTATCGGGCATGGCAAAGGGCGGGATGCGCGGCGTATTCAACGAGATCCTGGCAGGGTTGAAGGAGATAGGTTACCACGTTGAAGTGCGCAAGCTGAATGCGATGTGGTATGGCGTGCCACAGAGTCGTGAGAGGATCATCTTCGTGGGTATGAGGGATGGACAGGATGTCAAGTGGCCGGAGAAACAGGAGATCATCACGGTGAAGGATGCAATCGGTGATCTTGGCAATGCGCAAGATGAAAGCATCGATCATGTATGGATAGATGAATCGCCGCAGGGCCGGGATACAAAGGGCTGGCACAGATCAAAGAATGTACGGCAGGGTGAGAAAACCAGACAGACCTATCGAAAAGATATATGGACGCAGCCTGCAGCAACAATCACGAAGCTTGGAATCGCGGCACCATACCTGTCTAATGCTAATTGTCATCCCTTGTATACCAGAGTGTATTCACTGTTGGAAGTGAGGCGGTTATGTTCATTCCCGGATGTATTTAAATTCCCAGCGGGAGGGTGGAGGGGTTGGGATCGCCTCGGCAACGCCGTCCCACCGAAGATGATGCAGGCCATAGCTGAATGCGTGAAGGAAGTCTTGGAAGGTGATGAGTGATGGCGAGTAAACCGACAGGCAAACCAAACGGACGACCGACGAAATATGATCCCAAGATTCATCCTGGAATCATCGCAAAACTAGCCGCTGCGGGGATGATCGATGAAGACATGGCTGAGGTGCTAGACATTAACATCGCTACGTACTACAGATGGCAGGCTGCACATCCTGAGTTTAGCGAGGCCGTAGCCAGTGGGAAAGCAACTCCGATTGCGGTGGTTGAAGATTCCCTCTATCGCCTCTGCAATGGGTACACGTTCAAGGAAGACAGTTCTCAAGGCCTGCAGGTACAGAAAGTGAAACACCCTGACGTGCGGGCGATCGAGTTCTATCTGAAAAACGTAGCGCCTGATAAGTGGAGAGACAAGCGTGAACTAGAACACAGCGGACCCGGTGGAGGGCCTATCGTTCACGACGATCTTGCCGGGATGACAAACGAGGAGTTAGAGGAACGTATGAGGATATTGAAAGGAGATGATGATGCATAACGGGTTGGATTTGACTTTCGAGAGCAAAAATGTGTATAATGTGGAAGTGGGTGAGGTCGCCGGGAGCCTTGCCTGTCAAGGATCATCCTTATTTTCGGGGTGATCTCACCCACTAACTCTACCGAAAAGGAGTGAGACATGATCGAGCAATACGAACAATTCATAGTCAGGAAGTCACAACTAACGGGCGGGTCAGGGTTCGAGCCTTTGTGGATGCCAGACTTCCTATATGACTTCCAACAAAGCCTAACTGAGTGGGCTATCCGTCAAGGGCGTGCGGCGATCTTTGCTGACTGCGGCCTTGGGAAGACGCCGATGCAGCTAGTGTGGGCTGAGAACGTAGTGAAGAAGACAGGTGGCAAGGTGCTAATCATTGCCCCTCTTGCGGTAAGTCATCAAACGATTCGAGAGGGCAAGAAGTTTGGTATTGAGGTTAGGCGCTCAGATGATGGCAAGGCTTACAACGGGATCACGATCACTAATTATGAACGTCTGCATCACTTCTCACACGAAGACTTTGCTGGGACAGTCTGTGATGAGTCCAGCGCTATCAAGTCTTTCCACGGGAAACACCGTGAGCTTGTGACAAAGTTCATGCGCAAACAACAATACCGACTATTATGCACCGCAACGGCAGCCCCTAATGATTATATAGAACTCGGCACATCTAGCGAGGCGCTTGGTGAGCTTGACCGAACAGATATGATGTCGCGGTTCTTCAAGAACGATGAACGCTCAACCGTTTACGCTCACGCAAAATGGATCGGGCAGAATGGCGGCAAGCAGGTAGGATGGAGGCTCAAAGGTCACGCACAAGAACCGTTCTGGCGTTGGGTTAGTTCGTGGGCGCGTGCGCTTAGAAAGCCATCAGATTTAGGGTTCTGTGATGATGAGTTCAAGCTTCCACCTATCAGCGAGAACTCGCACATAATAGATCCTACTACTATCCAAACAGGCAAGCTCTTCGACATGCCAGCCGTGGGGCTTAGGGAAGAAAGAGAGGAGGCGCGTAGAACGATACAAGAGAGGTGCGACAAGGTAGCTTCGCTGATCAACGATACAGGACAGCCCGCTATCGTATGGTGCCATCTGAACGCAGAGGGAGACTTGCTAGAGAAGTTGATACCAGATGCAATACAGGTAGCAGGAAAGAACACTGATAGGGAAAAGGAGGATAGGCTCTGGGCCTTCGCGTCAGGGAAGGAGCGCGTGCTAGTGACTAAGCCGAAGATCGGCGCTTACGGATTGAATCTTCAACATTGTGCTCACATGACTTTCTTCCCATCGCACTCATATGAAGAGTATTACCAGGGCGTGCGGCGGTGCTGGAGGTTCGGACAGAAGCGGCCCGTTGTGGTAGATGTGGTTTCAACGCCAGGCGGAGAGCGAGTGATGGAGAATCTTGCCCGCAAAGCCAAACAAGCCGATGAGATGTTCACTATGCTCGTGCGGTATATGAACGATGCAGCTTCGTTATCAAGGAAATCTTACTACACCAAGGAGGAGGTAATGCCAGCATGGCTATAGGTAATCAGGTGATCAAGGATAAGTACGCGTTGTATTTAGGGGATTGCATGGAGGTCATGGGCAAGATGCCATCCGAGTCTGTGCATCTATCGGTGTACTCACCACCGTTCGGCGGGATGTATGTCTACAGCTCCAGCGATCGAGACCTGTCAAACTACGCAAACATAAAGGACTTCTTTGAGCATTATGAGTTTATCGTCAGGGAGATCTTTCGTTTGACACCACCGGGCAGAATGACGGCGGTTCATTGCATGGACATACCGACAGGGAATTCAGGTTGTGATGATCTGCTCGATTTCCCAGGCATGATCATTCAGATGCACAAGAAGATCGGGTTTCACTACGCGGCACGATATCATGTGTGGAAAGAACCTCTCAAGGTGCGCAACCGCACGATGATGAAGTCCTTGCATCACAAGACCATGATTGATGATTCGTCACGGTGTTCTGTTGCAAATGCTGATTATCTGCTCATGTTCAGGAAGCGAGGAGAAAACAAGATACCGATACAGCATCCTACTGGGTTGATGGAGTATGCAGGGGAGCGACAGATACCAGCGGAGGTACTGAGCCATCGGGGGTACGTGGGCAACCAGATCAAGAACATCTACTCACATTGGATCTGGAGACAATACGCGAGTGCGTTCTGGGATGATGTGAGGATAGATCACGTGCTCCCTTACAAGGAATCAAAGGAAGAGGACGATGAGAAGCACATCCATCCATTGCAGCTTGACGTGATCGACCGTTGCCTAGCCTTGTGGAGCAATCCAAGCGAGACCATTCTGACTCCCTTCATGGGGGTAGGGTCAGAGGTCTACGGTGCTGTGAAGGCCGGACGCAAGGGGATCGGAATCGAACTCAAGGAGAGCTACTACAAGCAAGCGGTGAGAAACCTTGAGTCGCTAGCGATTGCGGAGCCAGAGCAGATAGCGTTGATAGGGGTGAATGATGACTGAGAAACGGTTGGATCTTGAAGGTATCGTGCAACTTTCAGCACGTGCGTTGCAAGAAGCAGCAGCATTAAGAATAGAAGACGCTGGGCATATGTGGCGATTTTATCGTGATGCGGAGGATAGGCTTTGCCGGCGTGATGCTGATGGGAAGGAAGAGGTTGTACCTGACTATCCAAATGATATCACGGCAGCTATGTCTCTTGAACCACAAGACAGGCGCAGGGAATATGGGAAGGCGTTAATGGCTGTCTTGGGTCTCGTTCACGGTGAAACAATTGAATGGGAAACGGTAATGGATTTGGCGTTCGCACGTGCAATAGATAGAACCTGCGCATTTATCTTAGCGGTAGAAAGCGAAAACGCATGATGAAGCGATCGAGATAAGGAGATAAGAAACATGAGACATGCAAGTCACGAAGAGTGGGGAGTGCGGTATGGGCTAGTTGGTAAAGGCGATCATGTGATGGCTAAGCAACGTTTTTTTGCCAGCGAGGACAAGAGGGACAGGTTTATTGAGGAACTGGTTGACCAGAAGAACTTCACTAACATTCTTGGCTACAGCGATCCGAGTGAGGGCTAAGACAAACTGATCCACTCGTGTGGAAGGGACAGCTTAAGTGACAAAAGCATCGGACATTACGAATGGGAACGAGTTGAGGCGCCTACTTAGGGAATTAGCCAAACGGCGCCTTGCTTCTTTCTGTGAATATGCAGAGGAAGGACGATGGCAGCACGCTCCTCATCTTGACTATCTCTGCAAAAAGATTGAGGAGGCAGAGGAGTGGATCAATGGTGGGCATGATGAGATCAAGCTAATTATGGTATCCTTACCTCCCCGCCACGGAAAATCTGAGGTGGTTTCCCGCAACGGACCTGCGTGGTTTCTTGGCAGGAACCCGGACAAAGAAGTGATCATCACATCTTATGGGGCTTCCCTTGCAACTGATATGTCAAGAGATGCACGGCGTATCTT